AAAAATAATTCTTGACAACTTTCAAAACGACAAAACTTTGAAAATTGAACTTCCTGAAATTCCGCGACGCGGCGACTGGATCAAAATCGAAGACGAAGACTTCAACGGCGGCGAAAATTATTTGACCGTCAAACGCGTGATCTTTACACCTGAAGACGAAACGATCGTTTTGATTGTTGATCATTTTGACGTATGAAAAAACAAATCGCAATCGTTTTATTTTGGCTTTTGTCGATCGTTGTTCCGATCGCAATCGCTCACACAATCGAATCAAAAACAATTCAACAACCTACATTCAAAATATGACACCGAACGAAATGTCCGACCGAATGATCAAAGACTTCGAAGAAATGATCATTTTGACAAAAAACGGAGCGCGCGAAGCGGCGTTGATCGCCGTTCGTTTTTGCCTAATTTCGACGACCGGTTTTCCTGAAGTCAATCTTTTCTGGAAACAAGTCGAACAAATTCTTGAATCGTCCTTCGATTAAAATTCAAACCTTGACGGATCCGGAGCCGTTTAACGTTCGGACTGGGACAAAGAAGTCCGAAAAATATGAAGACAAACAAAACAAAAGAAATTCGTCAAAAATCAAAAATTGACGATCGCCGCGAAAAGGTCGAACGAATTTGTGAACTTTATTCCGCCGGAAACGTCACAATCGAATCTTGTTGCGAAGAAGTCGGAATCACGTCGCGGACGTTCTGGAATTACACGGATCAAGATTCCGAATTTTCGAATCTTTATAAAAAGGCGAAGGAAAAACACGCAAAGGTCGGAAAAGAAGGACTTCGCGAAAAGGCCGAAGACAATCTTTCGAAATTGATCACCGGTTTTTGGATCGAAGAAACCGAAACCGAAGAACTTTATTCGAAAACCGGTCAACTTTCAGGACGCCGGATCAAGAAGAAGAACAAGTTCGTCGCGCCGAACGTCACGGCCGTGATTTTCGCTTTGAAGAATTGCGATCCGGCGAATTGGGGCGAATCGTTGTCGGTTGATTTATCCGCCGACAAACAGATCTTCAAAATTGGCGATCAAGTGATCGAATTTTGATAAATTTGAAGCATGACAAGAATTGAAGACGTCGACCTTTACGCTGAACGTTTGTTTCAAACCTTCGGAACGTCCGAAGAAGTTTTGAATCATTTGAACGTTCGACTTGAAACAATCAAACAATCGGAAATAGACTTCGACTTCGAAGAACTCGACAATCAATTCGAATTCCTGAACGCCGTTCGGCGACACGTCGTCAACAAAAAGAAGTTCGAATGAACATCGCGTTCAGTCCGCACGAAAAACAACTTGAATTCATGCAAGCGGTTTTTTCGTTCAAATACGAATCTTTATTGTTCGGCGGCGCGGCCGGCGGCGGAAAGTCTTTTGTTTCACTTGCGACGTTGATCACGCTTGCGAAAATTTATCCGAATTCACGTTCACACGTTATTCGCGAAAGTTTGCCGACGTTGAAACGAACGACGATTCCGACGTTCTTCAAACTTTGTCCGAAGTCCTTCATTCGAAATTATCATCAAACGGATCACATTGTCACGTTCGCGAACGGTTCAACACTTGAATTCTTTCCTGAAAACTTCAGTCAGGACAAAAATTTGACGCGATTCGACGGACTTGAAACGAACTTCTTCTTGATTGAAGAAGCGCAAGAAGTACAAAAGAAAACGTTCGAAAAATGCAAACTTCGCGTCGGTCGTCATATCATTCCGAATCAGCCGCCGCGATTGATCTTGTTGACATGCAATCCGTCGCAAACGTGGACAAAGAAAGAATTTCATGAACCAGCAATGTCCGGAACGCTTCGGTCGTCGTATTTTTATAAACGCGCGTTAATGTCGGACAATCCAGATTTGCCGGTCGAATACATCGCCGCAATGGAAAACCTTGACGACGTCACGCGCGCCGTGTTTGTGAATGGTGACTGGGACGTGATCGACGTCGATCGTCCGTTCGCGTATGGATTCGACAAATTCAGGACGGTCAAACAAAACGTCGAAATTGAAAAGTCCGAACCGATCATTCTTTCGTTTGACTTCAACGTCGATCCGATCACGGCAATCGCCGGACAAGTATTCAAAGACAAGATCCGCGTGATTCGCGAATTCCGCCTTCGAAATTCCGACATTTACAATCTTTGTTCGGCGATACGCTCCGAATTCGGCGATCGTCTTTTCATTGTCACCGGTGACGCGTCCGGCGCGAATCGTTCAGCAATGACAAAAGGCGTTTTGAATTATTACACAATCATTCGCGACGAACTGGATCTTCCGAAGTCCGCGTTCAAGGTTCCGACCTTCAATCCTTCGATCAAGAATTCACGCGTCCTTTTGAACTCAATCCTTCAAAAACACAAAGACGTTCAAATCGACGCGTCGTGTCAATACTTGATTCATGATCTTCAAAACGTCGAAGCGAACGATCACGGCGACATTGACAAATCAAAGGATTCGCGATCAACTCACCTTCTTGATTGTTTCCGTTATTTTCTTTGGACGTTCAACAACGACTTTGTTCGATTGAAATGATTATTTTTGAAGTGAAAAAACACTTCAAATCATGCCGGCAAAATTAGATCGTTGCGTCAAAGACGTAATGAAACAAGGAAAAAACGAATCGTCCGCTTATGCAATTTGCACGGCGTCGATTAATCGAATGAAGAAGGCGAACGGATCAACTTCAAAAATGAAAAAGAAATGATCTTCGGACGGTGGAAAAAACAAAATTCAAAATCGGCTCCGGAACCAAACGGCGGAACTGGGACAAAAATTCCGTTGAATCACGTTTTTACGGATTCCGACGGCGTCAAGTGGTTCGAATTCACGAATCCTTTGACAATGTCCGCAAAACGCGCAATCGCGGCCGAAGTCGCGACACGGTTCGCCGAAATGAATTTGACAAAAGATCAATTGAAGATCTTGATTGAAAGCATGAAATCAAAGGCGAACGCCGGAAACATTGTCGAATTGTTTAATATTTTGGCCGAACTTGAATTCCGCCTTGATTACGTCGGCGAAATGCAAACAATGATCGAACTTGCGACTTGTTATTTTGTAATGGACGGCGAAGACGAATCCGAATTTTCGGAGATCTGGAAACAACGCAAACAAGATAAATTCAAAAGCGATCAAAACCTTCAGGATTTTTTTTTGCGAAAGGCGTTCGAACTCACAATCAAATCTTCGGAAATATCCGCGCAAGATATACACGACTATTTGAAGACGGCAATTCCGGCAAACGACCGGTTCAATCGCCTTTTGCGGCGGTTGAAATCGGAAAATACATTGATCAAATAAATTATGTCAATCAAATACTTTGCGAAAATAAGGTGACGGAAATGAAAGCACTTGAAGCGTTATCGGTTGACGAATATTATCAAACAATTTCAACGTTCTTCAGGATCATTGACGAACGAAACGAACAAATCGAAAAAATGAAATAAACATGGCCGAAGACGTTAAAAATGTATTGTTTCGCCTTCAGGCGGACACCGGACAACTTCGTCGCGAACTTGAAGGAATCAAGGCCGGACTTGGAAACATCGGAACGGCGACAAAAGGCGCGGAAAATCAAATTTCAGGACTTCGGAAAGCGTTGACCGGCGCGGCGGCGGCCTTCGGCGGAATTTCGGTCGCGGCGTCGGCGATTGATTTCGGAAAAGGCGCGATCAAGGCCGTCGCGGACTTCGAATCCGTCCAGATTTCACTTGAAACATTTCTCGGTTCGGCCGAAAAGGCGAAAGAAGTTTTCTCCGACCTTGAAGAATTTTCGATCAAAACACCGTTCACGCCTGAAGAAGTCAATCAGGCCGGAAAGGCTTTACTTGCGTTCGGCGAACCGGTTGAAGGATTGATCACAACACTTCAACGCGTCGGTGACGTTTCTTCAGCAACTGGAAAGAACTTCAACGAACTTGCGGTCATTTATGGAAAGGCGCGAACACAAGGAACACTTTTCGCCGAAGACATCAATCAATTGACCGAAGCCGGAATTCCGATCATTGGAGAATTCGCGCGTCAATTCGGCGTCACCGAAGCGCAAGTAAAGAAATTAGGATCCGAAGGACAAATTTCATTCGCAAACCTTGAAGAAGCGTTCAAATCGTTCACGTCCGAAGGCGGACGATTCTTCAATTTGACCGAACGTCTTTCAGAATCGACGGCCGGTCGTTTGTCGAATCTTGAAGGCGAATTCGACAAACTTCAACGAACAATCGGATCCGGCCTTTTGCCGGTATTCGAAACGGCGGTTTCGGCGGCGTTTTCTTTCATTCAAACACTTGCACAAATTCCGTCTTTCGTTCAGGAATACGGACGGACGATCACGCTTTTAGGCGCGGCCGTCGCGTTTTATGTCGGCCAAAAGAACGCCGCGATTCAGGCCGAACTTATTTATCAAGTCCGAATTCGCGCGTTAATCGTTCAGG